CTTGACTGTTTGCCCGGCCAGAGCGTCACTGTACACACCGGTGGAGAGAGACCGGGGTGAATGGACAAACAGCCTGAAATTAGAAGTTTACTGGGAGATTTGCCCAGTATGGGACGGCCTCAGCTTGTTGCTCAATGGACGATCCAGTTCGGCACTCCTCCGCACCCTAAACTCCGGGTAGAACTGATGCGGCCCGCGCTTGCCTACCGCATTCAGGAGAATGCCGCCGGCCTACCGAAGCAACGTGTCCAGGGGCGGCTTCAAGAGCTCTCCTCTGACACTAACGTGTCCCGCTTCAAGGCCGGAACACGAATTGTTCGGGAATGGGGAGGCCAGATCCATGAGGTGTCGGTCACCGATGAAGGTTACGAGTATCGCGGCGAGAGCTTCAAGAGCCTCTCACCCATAGCGAGCCGAATCACAGGTACTAAATGGTCGGGGCCGGCTTTTTTCGGGACTAAGCCAAAGGACCGGGCCAAATGATCGAGGCGCGGTCCAACAGCCGTTGCGCCATATACACGCGCAAGTCCTCGGAGGAGGGGCTGGATCAGACATTCAATTCCCTGCATGCGCAACGCGAGGCCTGTGAAGCCTATGTGCTCAGCCAAAAGCACGAAGGCTGGAAGGTACTTCCAACCCAATACAACGACGGCGGGTTCTCCGGCGGAAATATGGAGCGACCTGGCTTGAAGAAGCTGCTCGACGATATCTCCGCCGGAAAAATCGATACCGTGGTCGTCTATAAAGTTGACCGCCTGACGCGGTCGCTATCGGATTTTGCAAAGATTGTAGATTCATTCGACGGCAAGGGCGTCAGCTTTGTGTCGGTCACGCAGCAATTCAATACCACCTCTTCCATGGGCCGGCTGACCCTCAATGTTCTGCTCTCCTTCGCTCAGTTCGAACGTGAGGTGACCGGGGAGCGCATTCGGGACAAGATCGCGGCTTCCAAGAAGAAGGGCATGTTTATGGGAGGCGTCGTTCCATTGGGATATAACGTTTCCGATCACAAGCTGGTGATCAACAAGCAAGAGGCGGAAACGGTACGGATGATCTTCGCACACTATTTAAGGTTGAAGACCGTGACGGACCTCCAGGAAGAATTGGAACGTGTCGGGGTCAGAGCTAAGACTCATATCACCCCAGCCGGCAGGAAGTTTGGAGGAGGAATCCTGGGGCGAGGGACTCTCTACCACCTGTTGAGCAATCCGGTTTACATCGGCAAAACCCGTCATAAGGGAACGCTATACGATGGCCAGCACGAAGCCATCCTTGATGAGCAGACCTGGAAGCAGACTATTGCCTTGCTCCAGGACAACGCGGTCACCCGCAAGACTCGAAAGAATCTTCCTTCGGAACGGATGCTGCAGGGCAAGCTGGCAACAGAGGCGGGGCAGTTTTACACACCCACTCACTGCGCCAAGGGGGGACGACGGTACTTCTACTACACCGTGACAGCGAACGAAGGCGAGATGGGAAACAAGACCCGACGTCTACCCGCGGCAGAGGTCGAGAATCTAACCCTTTCTTCGATCAGTTCTTTCCTTACAAATTCAATTCTGGTCGCGGACACTTTCGCAGGGCTTGCTATGCAGGACACAAAGTTGTTGACTACTGCTGCGCGCCATCGTGCGGCGTTGCTAAGCGATGGTTCCACCAAAGAGAAGAGCACCCTGATCAGCCGGATCGTCTCGAGAGTGGTTGTTCTGCCGGCCGAGTTGCTGGTTCAGTTGGACAGGACCGCTCTCAGTCAGGAACTCCTTAATATAGATACCCCTTCCGAAGAATCCGGACCGATCGAGCTTAGAGAGCCTTATCAATATGCGCGCCGCGGCAGCGAAGTCCGGCTGATTCTCACCAATAACAACCAGCAGAAAGAGGAGCCGGTCCCCACGTTGGTGAGGGCAGTTGCTCAAGCTAAAACCTGGTATGAGTGGATTATCAAGGGCGAAGTGAAGTCGAAGCGTGAGATAGCCAGACGAACCGGGCTCAATGAGAATTATGTTGCCCGCATCCTGCGCCTGACGCCCCTCTCTCCCACACTCACAGAAGCGATCCTGAAGGGCAATCACCCGCCGACGCTGACAGTCCTCCAGTTGACGGCAAATGCGGAAATGGATTGGGTTAAACAACGCCTATCTGCGGTGAGCATTTGAAGTGCCGGACTTGGGATCGATGGCTACCTCGACGCGGACGCTTTCTTTGGTTTGGCTTTGCGCGCCGCCGTCTTCGCGGGAACTTCCTTGGTCGCAGCCTTAAGCTTGGCCCAGCGTGCTTTCTGAGCGGCAGCTATCCGCGCCCTGCCCGCGACACTCATTTTGCGCCGCGACTTTTTAGGTGCGGCAACAACTTCCTTCTTGCCAGAGCCCTTAGGACGACCGCGGTGCTTGACCGGCGCCTCAATCCCGACGAGTAGGGCTCGGACATGCTGGAGGCGTGCTAATTCAGTGTCAATCGAAGCGAGAATATCAGTAACGTTCATATCGGACAGTTTAGCCCAGCGGCATTCGTTAGGGCATGGAATATTCAATTAAGTGGTGCTGGAGATGTTGCGATGACGCTACCAGCACTCAATCCGCGGTTCATCAGTCTCTTTCGGAATTAGGCTTTGATAGTACTCAAGTAGCCCGGACCAGTTTGAGTTTCGGCCAGCCTTGAACCAGTCGATAGCCTGCGACATTGAATCGACCTGATCGTCATGGCGTCCATTGGGAAATGTCGTAACCTCATGGAGAAAGACTGCGAGCCACTCTGCCTGGTCGGGCAGATGTACAAACCCTCCCTCAATTGAACCTGTTGCCGCGTGCATCCGCATGATCTTATCAAGCGATGATTGATAAGCCCTGACAGAGTGAAGATGTTCGGCTCGGAGATCTTGAATCAGTTGGGTTCCGGAGGCCTTGTCCTCAATGAGAATCACCGACGGCCCGTAACGGCTAGCTTGATAACGCACCATGCGTTTCAATGCAGGATATTCAAGTCGTTCGCGGAAGACATGCAAAAGGTACAAAAAGCCGAACCGGATTCCCCATGTTGTACAAACGGAATAGTCGCTGAGCTCAGTGGCTTTATTGGCGGTGTCCCAGCTTTGTACGACCCTTTCAAATGTGCCGAGTGTTTGGCCAGCTTGATAACGACGAAACCATTCCGCTTTGACCATACCTCCACCAAGTGGTGTCGGGCGTTGTTGATATTGGCCGGCAAACACATATTCACCAATCTCCCTCCGCAAATTCTCCAGGGACTCAAGCGGTTGCCTCAGGGGATGCAGCGCCTCACCCCTCCGTCGCGAAAAGGTGCACGCTCCCGCCAAATTCTTCACTGTATAGGTCTCGTCTTCTTCAGCAATCGCTGGAAAACTCAATACTGTCCATCCTCCTTGCTTCAGGAGGTGTCCGGACAAATCATCTTCGTGAAGGCGCTGCATGATGAGAATGATTCTGCCTTCGGTCTGGCTATTCAGGCGGCTGCGTAGCGTGTGATCAAACCACTCGATCGCTGTTTTCCGTCGCGAATCGGAAAGCGCTTCTTCCGGTTTGTGCGGATCATCGACGATGAGATAGTCACCTCCCCGTCCAGTCAGGGTTCCTCCCACCGAGGTTGCCATACGGAAACCCTTTTCCTCGGTCGCAAATTCTGCGGTCGTGTTCTTTTGCCGAGAAATGCGGGTTCGAAACGTCTTCTGATAGAAGTCGTCCATCATGACCGTTCTGCAATCGAGTGAATGCTTATCGGCGAGATCTTGTGCATAGCTGGCACAAACGATCTGCGCACTTGGTTCATGGCCGAGCAAATAGGCAACAAAAGCCACAGCAACACAGTGAGATTTTAGTGACCGTGGCGGCACATTGATGATGAGGCGTCTTATATCCCCAGAGCGACATTTCTCTAAGGCATCAGCGATGACCTCAATATGCCAGTTCGGCTGATACAAAGTCGCTGGATAGAGCACCGCGAAAGACCGTTCGATGAACGCGACAAGATCTTGTCGAAGCGCGGCGGAAAAGGTGCTTGAATCAAGATTCTCCATCGATTACTCCCGAGGCGCGCTGCATTCGTTGCACAAGCCTCTTCATCACGGCCAGGTCATGTTCGTTGCGGTAAGGTTTGCTTTCCGATTCGTCGTTCGCGGTTGGAAGGGTACGGATTAGATCGATCAACAGTTTGGCGGCGGAGAGATCCCCTGAAGCTGCTTTATTGACGATCTGAATCGATGCGGCTTCGAGTTTGGAAATCTTACGACGACGACCACCCTCGTTGATCGTTACCTTTTCGCCGGCAGCACGATCCAGAATGGTCGCGAAGTTTAGTGACCCCCTGGGGCGTCCTTTCGGATTGCCCGAAGCACCCTTCTTGAATTGCGTTGTTTTTGGAGGCCGGCGATACCCGGCTTCTCTATTGTTCGCCATAAAGAGTCTTCTCCACATCGACGAATGAAGCGCCGTCCCGCTCGCGTGTCGCCCTACCGCCTGTCAATGATTGCCACCTCCGGATTGCGACATCCACATACAGTGGGTCAAATTCCAGGCCATAGCAACGTCTGCCGGTCTTCTCTGCCGCTATCAGACAGGTGCCGCTGCCCAAGAATGGATCTAACACTATGGAGCCTCGAGCCGTGCAGTCCAGGATGGCGTCGGCGACCAGGTTTAGAGGCTTTACCGTCGGATGCAACTCGAAGAGATTTCCTTCTGATGACGTCCTTGAGAAACTCAGGGCGCTTGGATACCTCCAGACGTTTGTTCGGTAGCGTCCCATGGAGCCGAGTTGGATATTGTTACGGTGCGGCGCCCACCCGGACTTAAATACGGCCACTAGTTCATGTTGACTTCTGTAAAAGGAACCCTGCCCGGCTCTGTCTTTGCACCATACGCAGATGTTTTTGAGTTCGGAGTACACCTCTTTGCCGGCGTCGATGAGATTTCCAATGCCACGCCAGTCCATGCAGATGTAGTGGATTGATCCCTCTGAGGCAAACTCGACGCAGTAACGTAGCGCAGTCTGTAAGAAGTCCTGAAACTCGGCATCGGTCATCTCTCCCGTAGCCATGACAAACTCGCGGTGATGGACCTTCCCCGTGCCTGTGCCCGTGGCATATCCATCGATCGGCACGTTGTACGGCGGATCAGCGAAAACCATCTCTGCATGTTCTTTTCGACAAAGAACCTCAAAGCTCCGGAGGTCAAGTGCATTTCCGCAAAGGATTCGATGGTTGGCAAGTTTCCAAACGTCCCCAGCTTGCGTGATCTGCTTTGCGGCATCAGTAAACACTGAATCTGCAGTGTCATCGTCGTGGTCACCCTCGTTGAGCGAAAGGCCTTCGATGTACACATCAATTTCGCCCATCTCAAAGCCCGTTGCCTCGATGCTGAATTCCAGATCGGCTGCTGCAAGGAGTTGCAGTTCCTCGCCCAACATGCGTTCATCCCATGTAGCGATCTCCGTGAGCCGATTGTCCGCAAGCATGAACGCCCTCCGCTGCATCAACGAAAGATGTTCCAAGCTGATAGCTGGAACTTGCTCGATACCAAGCGATCGGGCTGCTTCTACCCGACCATGTCCCGCAATAATCGACCGAGTCGAATCGATCAAAACGGGGACATTGAAACCGAAGGCTTGGATACTCCTGGCAATCTGTTGAATTTGTTTCCGGCTATGCTTACGCGCATTTCTAGGGTCTAACCGAAGACGCTGCAATGGGACATACTCGATCTGCAGTTGTGGTAAACGCACGCCAACAGGGGCGGTCGCAATCGCGCTATCGGATATCTTCATAGTCGCCTCCTGACCTTGAATCAATATGCAAGCTTCATTGCAGAATGCTTCTGCGTGCAAAGCTCCAGCTACCTATGGAAGATAAGTTAGAACAAATCAGATGCTTTTGCGCAAGAATATTTCTTCTAATTGCACTGAGCGCTACTTACTAGATGCGTATTAGAGGACCCGGCCACTCACTTGTTAGTAATTACCACTTGTTGATGTCGTGCACCAGGCCACGTCATCAGGATGAGGAATACCCCTCATTCTTATCAAGAATATTGTGCTGGTTCTCTTTCTTGATAAGAAGCGGCATAAGCCATCATCCATTCTTGATAACTTTCATCCGCGAAGCGTCCGTTTGGGTTGATAACCGGGCTGCTTGATAATTTGCTTGGCATCGATTTGCTGGTTGTGAGCTTTATAAGCAGTCACTTGATAACCATATGCGGTTGATAACCATATGCGATTGATAACCATATGCGATTGATAACCACATGCGATTGATAACCACATGCACGTGATAAATCTTGGTATTGATAACTATCTGACTAAAGTATTGATAACTCGACTAGCTTGACAAGTCGGCTACTTGATAAGTTCTAGTCTGATGCAAAGCGACCTGATAACTTTGCTGACAGCAACTCTGCACGTCTACCTCGGTTAGCTCAATAAGCCAATGGCCGAATACTCTACGAGCTTCTTCAAAGAAATCAAGACGCGCGGCGGCTGGGCTGAGGGTGGTTGGACATCCAAAAATCGTCTGGGCGATCCTGCCTTCCCGCTGGCAAAGCACACGCCACAACTACAAGCCGCCGACTTGTTTGCGTTCTTGAGCTATCGATATGCCAAAGCGCGATATGCCGATGACAGTTGGGGTAGGGTTCCGCCTGATGCTCTACTACAGGCATGTCTAACCAATATGCGCTCACAGCAAGACCACGAATACGAAACGAAGCAGTCGATTGAATCGAAGTTGGAACAAGCGCGCACAAAGATTCCGGGTTGGGACAATCGGTAGTGTCTGAAATATGGCATTGGCTTCACGGGTGCCGGCCATTTCCGCAAACTGACACTGCGGCCAATTCTGCCA